ATGCAGAAGCTGCGCTGGCCGATGGGCCGCCGTGGGCGTGAAAGCGCGCCCGAAATCAAGGACAGCCGCGCCGGGCCGCTGATCGCCCTGACGGCGGGGGGGCGAGCGCGGTGGACGCCGCGCGACTACGCCCATCTGGCGGTGGAGGGCTTCGGCAAGAATGCGGTGGCCTATCGTTGCGTCCGGATGATCGCCGAGGCGGCGGCGTCGACCCCGCTGATCGTTTTCGCCGACGGCGCAAGGGCTCCGGACCACCCACTGGCCCGACTGCTGGCGCGGCCCAATCCCGAGCAGTCGGGGAGTGAGTGGCTGGAGGGGCTGTACGGCGCGCTGCAGACCGCGGGCAACGCCTATGCCGAGGCGGTGGGGGACGCGGAGCCGGAGGAGCTCTGGACCCTGCGGCCCGACCGGATGAAGGTTGTTTCGGGACGCGCGGGCGGGGCCGAGGCGTGGGACTATTCAGTCGACGGGCGGTCTGTGCGGATCGGCCGGGCGGCGGATGGCTGGATGCCGGTGATGCAGCTGAAGCTGTTTCATCCGACCGACGATCACTACGGGTTTTCCCCGCTGGAAGCGGCGGCCTCGGCGATCGATGTGCACAACGCATCTGCGGACTGGAACAAGGCGCTGCTGGACAATGCGGCGCGTCCCTCCGGCGCGCTCGTCTACGGTTCGAAAGACGGGGAGCGGCTGACGGCCGAACAGTTCGAGGCGCTGCGGGCGCAGGTCAATGAGAGCCATGCGGGGACGATGAACGCCGGCCGGCCGATGATCCTGGAGGGCGGGCTGGACTGGAAACCCATGAGCTGGACCCCGGCCGACATGGATTTCATTGCGGGCAAGCACGCGGCGGCGCGCGAGATCGCCCTGGCGTTCGGGGTTCCGCCGCAGCTGCTGGGGATTCCCGGGGACGCGACCTACGCCAACTATCGCGAGGCCAACGCCGCCTTCTGGCGGGGGACGGTCGTGCCGCTGGTCCGCAAGACGGCGTCGGCCCTGGGCGGATGGCTGGGCGGGCGGTTCGAGGGGATCAGGATCGAGGCGGATCTCGAGGCGCTGCCGGCGCTGCAGCCCGAGCGTGATGCGCTGTGGGCGCGGCTGAACGCGGCGGCCTTCCTGACGGATGAGGAGCGACGGCGCATGGCGGGAGTGGGCGAGTGATGGAAGGTCTGAAGAGGATCCCGATGGCGCTGATCGTGGCGCTGACGGTGCAGACGATCGGGGGACTGGTGTGGGCGGGCGGGGCGGCGGCGCGGATCGACGCGCTGGAGGAACGCGTCGCGGAACAGCGGCTGGTGGCTGAGCGGCTGGCCCGACTGGAGGAGCAGAGCGTCGCCACGCGGGCGTCGCTGGGACGGATCGAGGATCGACTGGAGGGTTGGGGATGATCGGGGCCGTGCGGCGAGATGGGGCCCTGAAGATCGAAGGCTACGCCTCGCTGTGGGGCGTCGCCGATCTGAACGGCGACGTGGTCGCCAGAGGCGCCTTCGCCGGCAGCCTGGCGAAAACCGGCGCGCGGGGCGTGCGGATGCTGCACCAGCATGAAAGCCGCGCGGTGATCGGGGTCTGGGACGACATGGTCGAGGACGAGCGCGGCCTGTTCGTCCGGGGCCGGGTCATGGACTGGTCGGCCGAGGCGCGGTTCGCGGGCGCGCTGTCGAAGGCCGGAGCTCTGGACGGGCTGTCGATCGGGTTCCGCAGCAGCCGGGCGCGGCGCGAGGGGCGGCTGCGGGTGCTGGTGGAGGTGGAGCTGTGGGAGGTGTCGCTGGTGACGTTTCCAATGCTGCCGGGGGCGAGGTTCAGGGTAGGCGACGACCGACCAACGGTCAGCTTCGGGGTGGTTTGAACTCGCGGTTTCCCCAGGTTTCAACAAGGCCCTGGATACGTGAGAGGGCCGCCGGCGTCCGGACCCAGCGGCCCACGACGACAGCGCCGAAGATGGCGATCGCGAAGGGCAGGCGGAACACCAGGGTCGCGATCAGGGCGACCACGGCGATGACGACCCACACGCCGATGAGAAGCGATGTGCGGGATTCCTGGTCGCCGGCCGGCGCCGTGTCGGCGGTTTGCGTCGCGAAAAGCGTGGACAGCGGGTCGGGCGGCGAGGCGTTCTGGACGCGCTGAAGAGCGCCGACGTTGATGAGCGGCGTCTCGAGCGTCGCGGGGGGCGCGGGGTCGGGCCAGGCGTGCAGGTCCAGCAGCGGGCTGGGCGGCATGAGGGCGGCGGGGTCGAAGGCGACCGACTCACCCTGCGCATCAATGGTGAACACCTGATCGAACGGAGCCGTGGCGAAGTCGATGTCCCGGGTGTCCTGGCCGTAGGCGTCGCCGAACAGATAGAGCAGCCGGCCGGCGCGGAGTTCCACCTGAAAGGCGACGGGGTCGGGCAGGTCGCCAACCATGGCGTGGACAGTGCCGAAGCGGCCCGTCGGCGTGGTCAGCGGCGCGGGGCGCGCCCGATCGACGATCAGTTCGGTGAACAGCCCCGAGCCGGTGTTGCGCCGCTGGCCCGGAAGGCTTTCGGCGAACTGGCCTGCGAGGTCGGGCGCGACATCGCGCAGCTCCCAGGCGAGGGCGTCGAGGACGGCGGTCTCGAGCGCGGTGAAGCGAGTGCTCACCCGGCGACCAACGGCAATTTTCCAAGAAGGCGGATCACGCCTCGACCCTAACCGCAACCCGCGGTTCTTCAACCGGAGAGATTATGAAAGAAACCAAACAGGCCCCGGCCACGCCGGAGGCGCGCGCCGCCATGCATGAAATGATGGCGGCGTTCGAGGCGTTCAAAGGGGCGAATGACGCCCGGCTGGACGAGATCGAGAGGAAGGCCTCGGCCGACACGCTGCTGGAAGAGAAGGTGGCGAGGATCGATCAGGCGGTGGCGTCGGCGCAGGCCCGGCTGGACCGGGTCGTCAGCGAGGGACGACGGCCGGAACTGGGTTCGACCCCGTCCGTCCCGGTCCACGGCCGAGCCACGTACCCCGGTGGGGGAGGGCTGGAGGAGAAGGCGGCGTTCGACGGATATCTGAAGACCGGGCAGTCGTTCGGGCTGGAGCTGAAGGCGGGGCTGAGCACGGCCTCCAACTCGGCCGGCTACGTCGTGCCCGAGCAGACCGAACGGGCCATCGAGCGGCGCCTGATGGCCGGGTCGCCGATGCGGGAGATCGCCACGGTGCGCACCGTCGGCGCGGGGGTGTTCAGGAAGCCGGTGTCGACGGCGGGCGTGTCGGCGGGCTGGGTGGCCGAAACGGCGGCCCGGCCCGAGACGGATCCGGCGACGCTGGCGTTGCTGGAGTTCCCGTCGGCCGATCTGTACGCCAATCCGGCGGCGACGCAGTCCCTGCTGGACGACGCCCTGATCGACCTGGACGAATGGCTGGCGGCCGAGGTCGAGGACGCCTTCGCCGCACAGGAGACCGCCGCCTTCGTCATCGGAGACGGGGTCAACAAGCCCAGGGGCTTCCTCAGCTATCCGATCGTGGCGGACGCCAGCGCCGTCTGGGGCGAGATCGGCTATGTGGCGTCGGGCGCCGCCGGGGCCTTCGCCTCGACCAGTCCGGCGGACCGGCTGATCGACCTGGTCTATGCGCCCAAGGCCCAGTATCGGCCCAACGGGCGGTTCGTGATGAACCGCAAGACCGTGTCGGCGGTGCGCAAATTCAAGGACGCCGACGGCAACTACATCTGGCAGCCGGCGCAGCGGGCGGGCGAGACGGCGTCGTTGCTGGGCTATCGCGTGATCGAGATCGAGACCATGCCGGACGTCGCGGCCAACAGCGCGGCGATCGCGTTCGGCGACTTCCAGCGGGGCTATCTGATCGTGGATCGCGCCGGGGTGCGGGTGCTGCGGGATCCGTATTCGGCAAAGCCCTATGTGCTGTTCTACACCACCAAACGCGTCGGAGGCGGCGTGCAGAATTTCGACGCCATCAAGGTGATGAAGTTCGCGGTGAGCTGATCACCTGTCGCATGGTGGGCGGCGTGGGGCGGGCGACCGCCGCTCGCCGCTGATCGGGACCCACCGGCGACGGATGGCGGCTGGCGCGGTGACGCTCGCCACTCGCCCACCCTCACTCGCCCCCCATCAAGCAAAGCGAGATTCCCATGACCGCACCCGTCGCCCTGGCGGAGGCGAAGCTGTTCCTGCGCGTCGAGCACGATGCGGAGGACGGTCTGATCCAGACGCTGATCGATGCGGCCCGGGCGCGGGTCGAGGGGGAGGTGGGGCTGACCCTTGCATCGACCTCTCCGGCGCCGCTGCGGCTGGCCATCCTGATGCTGGCGCTCCGGGCCTATGAGCGCGACGAGCCCGCGATGTCGATCGCGCCTGTCGAGGCGTGGATCGCACCCTACCGCGAGGCGCGGCTGTGAGGGCCCTGGCCGGACTGTTCGAGCCGCTGGAAGCCGAGACGCCGTACGGCGGGCGCAGCGTCACATGGGAGCCGTTGGGCTCCGCCTGGCTGAAACTGGGTGCGCGGCGGCGCCGGGAGCGATCGGAAGCTGGCGGACTGCGCGCCGTCGAGACGGTCACGGCGGAAACGTGGTCCGATGTGCGGCTGACGCCGGGCCGAATGTTGAGATTCGGCGGCGGCGACTGGCGGATCGTGTCGGGCGAGACGGTCGGAGGGCGGGCGATCCTGAACCTGGAGAGGCGCCGATGATTGCGCATGAACTGGCGCTGCAGAAGGCGCTGATTGCCCATCTGAAAGGGGACGCGGCCGTACAGGCGCTGCTGGGCCCGCCCGCGCGGATCTGGGATGCGCCCCCGGACCAGCCGGGGTTTCCGCATTTGTTGATCGGCCGCAGCGAAAGCCGGCCGGTCCGGGCGGACGGGGGCGGGGTCGAGCACGCCCTGACGCTGACCGTCGTGTCGCGATTTCGCGGAACAGAGGAAGCCAAGGCGGTGCTGGCGGCGGTTCGGCTGCGGCTGTCGAACGCCGTGGTCGAGGCCGACGGGGTGCGGACAGTAAGCTTGGGACTGGCTTTTGCGGATGTGTTTCCCGGCGCGGACGGAGCGCGGACATTTGCGGTGCTGCGGGTGCGGGCCGTTACGGAGGAGACCGGATCATGAGCGCGCAACGCGGCAAGGACATTCTGCTGAAAATCGAGAGCGCGCCGGGCGTGTTCGCCACCGTGGCGGGTTTGAGAGCACGGACGATCAGTTTGAACGCCCGGTCGGTGGATGCGACCGACGGCGACAGCGCCGGGCGGTGGCGCGAACTGCTGGGCGGAGCGGGCGTGAAGTCGGCCGCGGTGGCGGGCCAGGGGATTTTCCGGGACGCTGCGTCCGACGCCCTGATCCGCGAGGCCTTTTTCGACCAGGCGGCCCGGACGTGGCGGTTGATTGTGCCCGACTTCGGCGTGCTGGAGGGGCCCTTCCTGGTGGCGGCCCTGGAATATGCGGGCGAGCATGAGGGCGAGGCCACCTTCGCCATCAGCCTGGCCAGCGCCGGAGAAGTGACCTTCGGAGCCCTGTGATGGAGATCAACGGGATTCGCGGAGAGACGGCGGCGATGCTGGCCGGCGCCGAGCGGCGGCTGTGCCTGACGCTGGGGGCGTTGGCGGAGATCGAGACGGCGCTGGGGCTGGAGTCTGTCGCAGCGCTGGCGGGGCGGATGCGGACGCTTTCGGGCCGGGACCTGATGGCTGTCCTGGCGGCTCTGCTGCGCGGGGGCGGAGAGGGCGAGCTGGCGGCGGATATCGGCCGGGCCGCGATCGATCCGCGCGAAGCGGCGGAGGCGGTGGCCAAGGCCTTCGCGGCGGCGGCGTGAAGACGCCATGGGGCGCGATGATGCGAACGGCGGCGGTGCTGGGCGTCGCGCCGGCGGGGTTCTGGCGGCTCTCGCTGAAGGAATGGCGGATGCTGACCGAAGGGTCTGCGAACACGGGGCCGATGGGGCGCAGCGACCTGATGCGAATGGCGGAGGCGTGGCCGGATGACTGACAGTTTCGAACCGGCCGGTCTGGACGCAGTGCCGATCAAGGCGGCCGAAGCGGCCGCCTCGCTGGAAGGACTGCGAGAGCCGGCCGAACGGGCGGCTGCCTCGATCGAGGATGCGTTCGGCCGGGCCGGCGAGAGTCTGACGCGGTCGCTGGCGCGGGCGGCGGCGGACGGAGAGGTGACGCTGGCCGAACTGGCGCGAGCCATGCTGGCGGCGGTGAATGCGGCGTCCGGATCAGGTCGCGGAGGCGGGCTGTCGGACGCCATCGCTCAGGCGGTGCAGACGATCTTTTCGGGATCGCGCGCGGAGGGCGGGCCGGTGGCGGGCGGCGGCGCCTATCTGGTCGGCGAGCGGGGGCCGGAGGTGTTTCGCCCCTCGGGCGCGGGCATGATCGAGCCGGTCGGCGGCGCTGGCGTGATCGTCAACGTGCGGGTGGACGGCGGCGCCCAGGGACTGCTGCGGTCGGAGGGACAGATCGCACAGATGCTTGCGCGCGCCGTGTCGCTGGGCGCGCGCAAGTTCTGA